ACCGTCGCATTGGACGGGATGCGCACCTTGATGCCGCGGATCAGGTAAGAGCGGTTGGGGATGCTCGAGAACTGCTCAGCATCCACCCGGAGACTGACCAGTGCGCTGTTGGGATAGCGCAGCTTTGCGTAGGTGATCTCGGTGTAACTGGTCCAGTTGAAAGCGTTGGCCAGCTTGGCGCTGCCGCTGTCGGCCGTGACCCTGGTCACGCGGATGTCTGCCGGGGTGCTGCTCAGGCCCACCAGGTAGTCGCGCTGATAGGCGTCAGCAGTGCGGCCGGCGATCGTGTCATCGATCACGGTGGTGTAGCCGCCGCCGCCGTACTGCACGGCGATCTGTAGATGCACGCCAGTGCCGTTGATGTCGCCTTGATTGGTGAACTCCTGCAGCTGCGGCACCGTGATGGTGATCCGCGCGGCGTCCACGTTCGCGTCGGTGATCGTACGCACGACCGGCGTGCCTTGCGACACCTGCACGCCCACCGGCTTCTCATCCTCGATTTCAGCCGATCCGGGGATGTAGGCCTGATCCTGCGTGCCGTTGCGGGTGTAGACGGTGACGTTCTGAAAGTTGAGCGAACCGTCGGCGTTCTGCAGCGGCGTGTTGTTCAGGAAGATTGATTGCAGGCCGTTTTTCAGGCCCGCGATCTCGCCTTCGCTGATCAGGTCCAAAACCTGCGCATACTGCGAGCTGTTGAGGTTGTCGCCCGCTTCTGTCGGGGTGCGCTGCCCCCCACCCACACCTTTGGCAACTGCTCGCTCTCCCCCTGCTCCAAAGCCGCCAGCACCTGCAATTGCGCCTAGGCCGAGACCGGCGTTGTGAACGCGAATCCCGCCAGCGATGAAGGTGTGATGCCCTTCAACGGTCAGGTTGTAGACGGTGCCATGGCAAAGCTCGGCACGGTCCACGATCGGCCGCAGATGGCCGTTCTCATCCACTAGGCAGTCATCGCCGCCCAGCGTGTCGATCTCAACGAAGGCGTTGAACTGGTTGAGCACCCAGTGATTCGGGGTGGCATCCAGCACGGCGCCGCCCCACAGGCGGTAGCGGTTGACACGCTCGTTTTCGTGGACGTGAACCTTGAGGATCTTGGCTTGATGGACCGAACCCTGATCATCGAAGCTGAGCACCAGATCGCCCGGCTGCAGCTCATCAATGCGTCGCTGCCCATCGGGCACTCGGATCAGCGTGTGCCCCAGGAAGCAACCGCCACCGCCGCCACCACCTGCGCCGAAGATCCTGCTCATCCCGCCACCTGCACGGTGTCAATGCCGGCCGAGATCACCACCGAGCCCACCAAGGTTTCTCCATAGCAAATTGGGACGGGCACGCCCTGCCGCGACGTCTGCTGAACGCCCGAGAAGCTGTAGGACTTGCGCGGGTCTTGGTCGGTGTTGGCTCCAGTGGCGTTTGGTGTGGGGCCAATCTTCGGCACCGGTGTGAGCAGCTGCGCCACGCCGCCGAGAACCAAGGAGACGCCGACGCCAAACACAGCAGAATTAAGAGCTCCAGCGGCGAGAAGGCCGCCGACTGTGCCGAACGTCACCAGACTGGCCAAAGCGATCAACGCCACTCCCGCAATGATTCGTCCCACCGCACCAGCACCGGCGAGCACGGGAACAATCTTGATCTGCTGCTGGCCGGCCGGATTCTGCAGCTCGCTCTCCTCAAGGTCATAGCCGCCGACGCTCACCCGGTAGTGCTGGTCAGCCATGTGCTTCTCCAGCTGCGGGAAGTTGGCCAGCAGGAACCGCACCGCCTCAGCAGCGGTCGCCACCTCCGCGCGGAACACGCGCCGGCCGAGGAACTTTGCCAGCCGCCCATAGACCCGGATCTCGCGCAGCATGGCCCCGCTCAGCCTCCACCCATCGTAGTGAACTCGGGATGGCGTAACCGCCGGCCCGTGCACTTTTGCAGCCACCCGCCATAGAGGTCGCGGCTGCTCAGCCTGCCGCGGATGTGATGCAGCACCAGGCCGTCGCCGATGTAGACGCCGACATGATTCAAGCCCGGCCCGCTGATGCTCATCAGCAGCGCATCGCCCGCCTGCAGCTCATCCTCATCGTCCAGCTCGCGGAATCCTGCAGCCTTCCAGCAGCCGTCGAACATCGGCGCCGCCTCAAAATCCTGCGGGGTCAGTGGGCGCTCCCAGTCAGGCAGCTGGAGGCCCTGCGCCTGCCACCAGTCGCGCGCCAGCGTCCAGCAGTCGGTGACGCCCCACGCCCATTCACGGCCGATCAGCGGCGCCTTGTAGCCCGATGGCTCGCAGCCGCCCCATGCTTCGGTCTTCGGATTGACAATGTGCCAGGGCAGCCCGCTCTTCTCACACGCGACCAGATCCGGCCCGCTGGGGTGCGGCGGGGTGACGGGGTGGCTGTGGATCACCGCGATGATCTCGCCGGCATCCTCGGCGGCCGCATAGTCATCCGGGCTGAGGATGAACTGATCCGTGCCGCCGGAGAGGTTCTGGCACGGCCAGTAGCGCTCGCGCCCCTTGACCACCACCAGCAGGCCACAGGCCTCGCGGGGATCCTCCGCCTTGGCGTGATCGAGTGCTGCGGTGCGCCAGGTCATAGTCATGCAAAGAACGTGCCGATGCCGGGGAAGGAGCCGAAGGGCAACTCAGCAGTGGCGCCGAAATGCGCCTTGCAGGCATCGAGCGTCTTCTCGCAGATGGGTAGCCCACCGGTGTAACCGCACTCCGCCGACTTGTAGACCCACTGGCAGATGTTCGCGATGCACTGCCGCTTGGGTGCTCGCACGCCGGCCAAGTCGAACGATGCCGCGAGCTCGAACTCCACCACGTCGCGCGTCTCGGCCACCTTCCGGTCTACGTAGTAGATCTCACGCGGAAACTCTGCGGTCGGGTCTGGCGTGCCGTAGGGATTGGTGCCGCCGGGGAAGTTGGCGCCGTCGATGTAGCGAGCCAGCGTGCGGATCCGCGTCAGCTTGGCGCCCTCGAGCCCATCGGGCAGGCTGAGCAGCAGTGCCGTGATGGTGCCAAGGATGTTGCTCACCCGCACCTTCGGCCGTGGCAGCTGGCCGTTGCCGCTGTACTCGAAGCCCTCGGCCTCAATCGGGAAGCGCAGGTGCTCATTGCCAGCCCATCTCAGCGCGCCGTTGCTGTTCAGGCTGGTGCCAGCGTGGAAGCGGTAGATGTCCGCAACGCCGTGCTGCGTCACGTTCAGCTCCAGCTCGAATAACTCGATGACCGCGCCGGGGGCAATTTCTTGCAGCGCGGAGACAAGTACGGTCACGGCTCAAATACCTGCATAAAAGTCACGTCAATTTTGCTGCGCTCAAATTCAAATAACTCGCGGGTCCAATTAGGGCAAATCCATTTGTAGCTTGTGGCTTCGCCTGGTGGCGTCCAGTCAAACGATGCCGCATCTGCAGCCCGTGCATCTAGAAAGGCTTCGATAATGTTGGCGTCGTCGTCACTGACGCTAAACGTAAGCCGCCATTCTTTCGGGTTTTGATTGAGGCCAAAAGTGATGCGCTGCTGATAACCGTCGCCAAATTGCGTGGTACGAATCTTTGGCTGGCTGCTTTTGGTGGCCGAATAGGTCGGTTTGTAGTTGGGAAAGGTAGCCATTACACCAGCAAGCCTCCAGGGCGTTTTTGTTTGATGAGTTCCTGCTGAACGGCGGCAGCAATGACGCGGCCCAATTGCTTGCCTTGCTGATCATCGCCTTCTACTTTACTGCCGCTGGCATCGACGTTTACTACAACACTGGTGCTGCCGCCACCGCCCAGCTTGTCATTAGCCACGATGGTGCCACTGCGGCCAGGCACGAACAGTTCGGGACCACGCTCGCCGACAAGATATGTCGAGCCGCCAGTGACGGGGCCTCCGTTGGCGCGTGCCTTAAACAAGCCACCCAGCAATCCGCCTCCAGTGCCGGTGCCTGACATTGCGCCAAACAGCGCCATATTGATGGCTACGTCCAGCACTTTGTTAGCAATGTTTTTCAAAACGCCACTAGCCACTTCGCCTAGCGTCTTGGTCCCATCAACGGCGCCTTGTATTGCATCAACAATGCCCGATTTGATGGACATGCCAATGTCGGTGTATACGTCTTTGAGCTGCTGGGCGGCAGTCTTGGCCGCTTCTTGCTCTTTGGTAAGCTTTTGAATCTCGGCAATTTTCAAGCCAAGAGCTTGCCTATCTGCATCGGTTAGAACGATGCCAGCCTTCTTAAGTGTGTTCTCAATTTCCAGCAGTTGCAGCGCCTGCTTTTGGGCTTCTGTCACAGCAGATACCTTGATTCTTTGCATGTCAAGGTTGGCCAGTGCATCAGCAATGGCCGTTTGCTGCTGGCGGTACTGCTCTTCCGCCTTGCCTGTTTGCTCGGCAAGCAGCGTATTGGTCTCTAGCTCAAGCTCGAGTCTTTTTGTCTTGAGATCATTGGTGGTTTTATCAAAGGCCATGGCGGCCCGAGTCTTATCATTCTGAGATGCGATAATCTCTGCCCGCACTCCTGCCCGCTTGGTTAATGTTTCATCGATAGCGCCAATCTGATACTTGATATTTAGCAGCTTTGACGAGTATTCAACCATCCGCTGCGCCTGCTTTGGATTCTCGCTTGCAGCGGCTACATTCATCATTTTTGCAGTAGCTTCAGACAATCTCGCTTGCCGCTTTCGCAACTCAATGTCAATTTCACCACCAATCAAGTCGCTGATATTCAGCCCTTTGCCGCGCTTCTCCTTTTCAGTTCCTGGCAGCAGTGCTGGGGTCGCAGGCGTGGCAGCGGCAGGCTTGGCTGGCTTGGACTGTTGGCGCAGACTGCCCAGCCTCTGCTCAAGTTTTTGAGCTTCTTTTTGCAGCTGCTGCAGTTCATATTTCATGCCAGGCAATGCTGGCTGGCCGCCACCCACCACCTGCCCATCTACGCCCAGAACAGGAGCGCTGGCTTGCGTGCCGATTCCCGCAGCCTCTCCTGCCTCAATGGCTGCTTGAAGTTTCTTGATTCGAGCGCGTGTGTTAAATAATTGATCGTTGGCTTTTTTGTAATCAGGACCGGCCAGTGCTTGATTGATTTTGTCTACCACCATCGTGGCAAAATCAAGAATCTCTTTCAGCGCAGGCTTAAGTGTCTCGCCAATTGTCTTGGCGAGCATTTCCATGCCATCCTGCAGCGTGCTTAGTTTTCCCTGTAGCGTATCGCTCTGCGCAATGGCGCCATTGGCGTATTTACCGCCGGCATTGGTTAGCCGAATAACCGCAACCTCAACCGCCTCGGCTCCGATGCGGCCTTTGCTCAGCGCTTTCTGGAATTCCTCTCCAGACAGCCCATACATCTTGCGTAGCTCTTCCTGTAGCGCAATGCCGCGCTCTTGGAACTGCAGCAGCTCCTCACCCTGAAGCCTGCCCTTGGCCTGCACCTGACCATAGGCGGTGACTAGACCTTGCAGCTCGGCACCAGTGGCGCCGCTGACATCAGCCAGCCGCTTGGTGGTTTCGACTACCTTGTCGGCCTGTATGCCAAACGCCTGTAGCCGCTTGGCCGAGTCAATCAGCTCAGCGCTTGTAAATGGCGTTACAGCACCAAGCTGCTGCAGCTCTTTGATGATCTGCCCGGCTTTTTCTGCGCTGCCGGTCAATACCTCAAGGCTGCGCGTCTGGCTTTCTAGCTCAGCCGTTTTGGCAAATACAAACTTAAATGCCTGTAGCGCGCCAAAAGCAATTGCAAGCTTGCCAGCAGCTGCCGCAATGCCATTGAACGCCTTTTCTGTCGCGCCTGCCTGCGCCTGCACTTCGCGCAGCTTGCTAACAGCATTGCGGCTGTCGACGTTAATCGCGACATTAGCGACGACAGACACAGCGCAACCCTACCGCCTTTGCTTCATTCTACGCTGCTGCTCCTCGTTTTGAAGCTCAAAGTAGCTGCTCCAGATGAGCAGCTCCTCTAGCGTCACCTCTTGATTGAGCCTAGCCAAGCTATAGCCAAGCTCCTTTGCAACGCCAAGCTGCAGCAACAGCAGATTGTCTTTACTTAGCTCCTTCTTTAATGCTTTTCATGTCCAGCTGCTCGGCATCCTCTGGATTAGTGATGATCGCCAGCATCATGCCTTGCAGGTCAGCATCTAGCACCTCTTCCTTGAGTTCGGCAATTTCACCGGCCGCAAACAAGCGCTTACCGGTATCGTCCATAGCCTTGGTAACCAGCAAGTTCAATGCAAAGCCATTGGTATTGTTGCCGCCAGGCATGCTCTCTGCGCGTTCGCGCTCGGCCATTGTGAGTGGCGCGGAGTAAAATTCAAACACACTGCCATCGGTTAGCGTTACAACCCGCTTGGTTGGCGTCAGGTTGGCTGCTTTTTTGAGGCGAGCGAGCGCGGATCCCATAAAAATTGGTGAGTTAGATGTACTCTAAACACAAAAAAGCCCCAGCGCAAGCCGGGGCAATTTGCTATCAGGCGCTGGTACTGAAATCAAACGTCGGCACGCCAGCTGGACGGAAGGCAATTTCCACCTGTTGGGCATCGTCAGGATTGACGTTCAGGCTGGCTGAGGTCAGCACTGCATCCATGGCAATACTGCGGCTCAGCGCTTCAGTTCCCTGCTTGTCGGTGTACAGCTTGAAGGCGCAGCCCACCTGCTGGCGCTGCAGCACGTCTTCCACCATGCGGTTAGACAGTGCGGCGTCTTCGTTGGTCACGTAGACGGTGGCGGTGCCATTGCCGTCGGCAAAGCCAGGGATGTAGGCACGGAAGGGTGCATACTGCCCAGCGGCTTGGCCGATGGTGGTCACGTCAATCTCAGCGCGGCTGATTTCAAATGACCAAGACTGCACTTGCCCAACGGCAGCAAAATCGGCGTAGTACACCTCAAACTCGTTGGGTGCCACTGCCGTACCGTCGTCAGTGATGGCAAGGATGGTGCCACCAGCGGACGTGGAGACGGTCAGCGCACCAGTCGCAGCTGTGTAGCTGAGGACGTAGTAAGTGGTGGCTGCATCAATGGGCGAGGGCAGCGTGCCAGTGCCGGAGCCGCCGGTCTGGCTGTTGATGATGCGGAACTTCACTGGATCGCCGGCCTTGAAATTCAGGTACGGCTGAACGGTGATAACATCCGTGCTGGCATTAACGCCGGACTCGGGGAAGTTGCCGTTGGTGCCGGCGGGTTTGTAGTAGAGGGCGCCGGACGTACCGGACAGAACAGTAACAGCCATGTTGTGAACGGTAGTGGCTGCGCTCAGTCTAAATAGGCTTCAAACGTTGCGGTTAACTGCGTTTGGTAATACGGCTGTGGCGCAGCAGGCGTTACCTGCGCCGGGCCCGATACCGGATCAAAGATGATGCCTGATACAGTCACACGGTCAAACAGATTCTTGATCCTCTCGGCAATGGTGAAGTTAGCGGCAGTGCCAGCGCCAACGGGGGTGAAGATGTTCACGGTCAACACGCCATTATGCCGGTTAAACCCTGCGTTACCTGTAGGTAGCAGCGTGGCATAGGCATTGTCGCCAAAGCGGATGAATGCCTGCAGCCACGGTGCATTGTTTGGTGGCGTAAATGGCACGTTCTGATAGCTCACCGGATACGCCGGCGCAATTGCCATCTGCGTAGCAATGCGCCCTTCAATGGCAGCGCGGACATCATTGATGGTGCTACTCATGATTCCCTGCCGATGCGTGCTGCCGCAATTCTGACCCGGCCTTGCACGTCCTTGGCAATGCCTTGGATCCAGCCGGCCTGCCCGCCAGGCGCTCCGCTGGTTTGCCTGCTGCTGCCATTGGCTAGCGGCTCCGCATATGGCAGGTTGTTATGGACGCTATACACGTTGCCAATGCGCTCTTGGCTGTAGCCAATGCGCGCCAATGGTGGTGCGCTGCCATAACCGCCCGGCGCTGCAATGCCGCCCGGTGCTGCATTCTCACCAACTTGCCAGCTGGCGCGGAAGCGGCCGGTGTCCACAGGGCTAGCTTGCTTGAGCAGGCTGTCAGTTTCCAGCACAGACGCACGCAGCAACTTCTCCATCTGCTGACTGGCGTAATCGCCAATATCACCAACGCGAATGGCGCGTGTCATCAGTCCCTCAGGATCAACTCGTACGTGATGGCGGTGTTGTCCTGCTCAATGGTCCGCACCTCAATCACCTGCAGCGCACGACCCGCAATGATGACGCGATCAGCTGTAGTCGGTGCGCTGGCCAAATCAACCGCCGCAATCATTAACCGTTTGTCGCCAGCTTGGATGAGGTCGTTTATTTCACGCAGGCTGACATCTTCCAGCACGCCACGCACTGTGGTGTCTGCAATGGTTTCAGCAGCAGTGCCAGTTGTTGGGTTGTAGCTACCCATCGTGACACGGCGGATGGTCGCCTCACCGCCAAACCGTGCCATCAGTTTGCCAGCAACCTTGCGTAGCGGGTTGGCTAAGGACATCAGAGCTTGTATGCAACGCAGTGGCCGTTTTGTAGCTTAATGCTGGTAAACACGCCATATAGCGTAGTTGCGGCGCTGAAGCTTTGCCCTGACAACGTACTGCCGTCGTAGTTCGCCGAGACAATAGTGTCGATGTGCGTGTTAGTCGTAAAGTGAATTGCGCACCAACGGCCGGTTCGCGTTGTCGTGTCGCCAATAAACGTTCCGCCTTTGCCATAGTCAATGCCTAAAACGTTGGAGTCGCTCATGTTCATACCTTGTATGCAACGACTTTGCCGGAAGCAAGGGTAACGCTGGTGAACACACCAGAGACCGAATCGCCTGCTTTGAGCGGCACTGATGCAAACGTATTGCCAGTTTGGTTCTCGATCACTGCGCTGGCGATCACGGCATCAGCCACAGCGTAGATCTGCCAGAAGCGGCCGGTATGCGCAGCGGTATCGTCGATGTACTCAAAGCCGATGCTGTAAGACCGATCCATGGTCAGCTCCGTTTGATTGCAACGTTACCCGGTCCACTGATTCTAAGCCCTGTTAAATAGCGCTCCATGATCGGCGGTACCTTGTCAACGCCGACGGCGCCATAGCCAAGGTTAGGCGTCACATCTAGACTGCCGATCTTGACATTTTTGTAGTCTTCCAGCCCGCTAAGGCCAAGGCCGTCTGGGTTGTTGTTAAGGTAAACGGCCAGCACCACCTGCGCGCGTTTGATTTGATCTGGGATTTCGTTGTCGGCAAAGTAGTCGGTGGTAATGCGAAACGGAAATCCAACCGCGTAGGTATTGATATAGGTATCGGGCTTGCGAACACCAGTTCGCGGCCATTGCATTGACTGGGTATCAGTAGAGCGAGCACCAAGAAAGCGTTCACGATCTAGCCTCTGCGCAGCGGAATACAACGCACGGTTTTTGTTGTCCGTGGTTGCGGCAGCCCATGCTGTCACGTCAGCATCTAGCACCATGCCATCAATGATGGCCTGCGCATCAGCCAACGTCAGATATGAGTTTGCGTCTGCCGCGTTTGGCGTTGCGATGATCGTGATTGCCATCGTCAGGCTCCGTTACATCTAGTGTAGGCATTGGCTCTGCAATAGAAAATGAGGCCACCTCCGAAGAGGCAGCCTCTTGATCACGCAGTCGCCGGAAAGCGAACAGCCCCATCAGACGCGCTTGAGCAGCACGGTCAGGATCACACCAGCCAAGGCGGTGGTAGTGCCTGTCACGTCAAGTGCCAAGCGATTGCCGACTTCCAGCACCAAGTTGCCATTGGTGGCGGTCAGCGCAGGAGCCTGCTCGGTCAGGGCAGTGCCCTTGAGGTCGAGCTTGGTATCGCCGAGGAGGTCATCGCCGGCGGTAGCAGCTTCAGTGCCTTGGCACCGGCGGATGGTACCGGTGACGGCACTGCCATCGGTGCCAGCAACAGTGTGGATCTCGCGCACTGCAACCACCTCGCACTTCACCGGAGCGGTGAAGAACTGCACGTCAGCCACAGAAGAGGCGATGAAATGACTGGCAGTGATGTACTGCTCAGTGCTGATTTCAAACTGGGAGGGTTGTGCCATGGTTAGTTACCTCAGAAGTTAGAAGTGACGGTGCCACGGACGATACCAAGGTTCTTGGTTTCATACACCTTGGTCCAGTTGCCGATGGTGGCAAGCTGAGCTTGGGTCGGGTTGGGGGTCGTGACGGCCCACTTAGCGCCCACGGGGTGGTAGCAGTAGTGCAGGTCGATGGACATGGCATCGCTCTTGGCGAGGATGTCACGATCAGTTTCGGTCTGCATCGCCATTTGCTCACCGCTGGCGATAGCGCCTTGGGTGAAGAAATAGACGGGGTAGTTGGTGCTGGTGGGCGCTAGGTCGTCAGACACGATCACACGCAGGCCCATGTAGGTGGGCACAGCGTTGTCGCCGCCGTAAGCACCAGCGATGCTGCCTGCAAACACAGGAGCGATGCCAGTGGTAGCCACAGTGCCGCCACCGCGTGCTTCAGTGTTGGTCACGTAGTCGATGGCCTTGCGCTCAACGAGGTCGTAATAGACCGCAGAGTGCATAGCAACGGCAGTCAGCTTGTCGCCTTGATCACCCAGCAGCGCACGGGCTTTAGCCACTTGGCGGGGGCCAAGTGCGGTCATGCCGCTTAGGTCAAACGACAGCGGAGCAAAAGCAGCGCCGGAGTTGGAAGTCAGACCGCCAAACACGCCTTCCAGCGTTTTGATTAGGTCCTTCTGGCGCTGGTTGGCCACGTAGGTAGCCACTTTGGCGCCGATGGCAGCCATGGGGTCAGCGCCAGCAGCAAGGGCTGCAAGGTCACGGGACTCAAAGGCGCGGCCACGGTGCAGGATCACGCCAACTTGCTTGTCAGCGGTGATCTTGCCAGGCGTCAGCGAGGTGCTATCGGTCAGCACTTCAAAGTCGCCAGACAGGTTAGCCTTCCAGAAGGGGACGTTGATGTAGTCACCACCCTCAGCAGCGTTCAGCTCAGCCATGGGCTGCACCACGCCGGATGCCAGAAAGGCATCACGCAGGGTGGTTTGCTCAATGACGTAAGGCGTGAAAATCTCGGGGATGATGACATCAGAGCGAAGGGTCGCCATGATGAAACCTCAGGGGAATGGTTGATTGCGGGCGCAGCCCTTGGATGCCCAGCGCAGCCGGTTGCAAATATGTTAACGCCCCGCTGCAGCTTTCAATCGGTTGTACATATCACGGTCGGTACGAAACAGACGTGATTGCTCGGTCAGATTGAATGACTCTTGCAGGAACGGGTTTTTGATGCCCAAAGTGGCGTCACCGTTACTGCGGCCAGATGGTGCGCCACTACCCTGTGGCTTGGGTTGCTTTTGCATCCAGGCGGGTAGCGTCTTGGCCCATTCGCTAACAGGTGTGCGCTGGTAGCCATCGACGACTACCACCGTGCCATCAGGGTCACGCTCGATCTGATCGCTGCTCAGCTTGGTCTTGAGCACTAGGTCTGGGTCATGCACGATGTCCGCCAATGCGGTCACGGCTGGTGTGACCAGCTCCAACTCACGCACACGGGACTCGAGTTCTGCGATGCGCTGGTCCTTCTGCGCCGTCGCCTCGCGGTACTGCTGCTCCAGAGCTTGCCTTGCTTCGGAGTATTTTCCCTGTTGCTCAAGTTCGGCTTGTTCGGCTTTGCGCTTGAAATCAAGCAGCTCGTCGATGTTGACGCCATCGGGTAGCTTCGGTGATTTCTTTGCTGACCGCAGCTCGGCGATCAATTCTTGATTCTTGCGTTCTAGCGCTTCGACGCTACGTTGCAGCGCTTCAGTGTCACCAGTTGCCGCAGGCTCCTGGATCTGGTTTTCGTCGGACATGCGTATCCCGCAGGGATAGAGTGCTGTATTATTGTACAGCTACAAAAGCGCTTTATCA